CGTCTGATGGCAATATCACCAACGTAGGCAATATCGCGCTTGATACGATCTCCTCCGATGCCGGTACTACGGTATCCGTTACGCTGGGTACCGATGCTGGCGATGATTTTATTGTTGGTAATAATAATGCGTTGGTAGTCGAGGGCGATAATGATCGGGTCGGCATTGGAACGGCCTCGCCCAGCACCTTACTCCATTTGAGAAGCACGTCTGTGGGCGAGCCAATTCTCAGACTTGAAAATGCTAATGCTGATGCAAATCAAGCTCAGCTGCGATTTTACAAAGACGGAGGAAGTCCTGCCGACAATGATGTGTTGGGTTCTGTTGAGTTTTGGGGCGAGCAAAGTACAAACGCATTAATGCGGTATGGAGACATATACGGAACGTCTACCGATGTCACCAATGGAACTGAGGACTTTGCTCTTGTATTTCGTGCGGTTGAGGATGGCGATCTATACGAAGCTATGCGGCTCCAAGGCCGAAATCTTGGCATTGGAACGGACTCGCCCGCTAAGCTGCTATCGCTATCCGCAGGGACAGACACAACAACTGGCTCTGATCCGATAGCGCGATTTGAGCGGACAGGAGCAAGCCAAACAGGAATTACTGTACGGTCAAATGGTATTGACGGTCTGATCCTCCGCGCAGATTCCGCTGGATTGGGTGCTGTCCACAGCTATGAAGATCTTGCGCTTTACACGGGTGCTACGCCGGGATCATCGTATGGCACTGCCCGAATGAGGATTGATTCGGCAACGGGGGCCGTTGGTATCGCTATGACCCCCGGTGGTTCTCACAAACTGGACGTAACGGGCACCGCAGGACTATCGACTGGTACAGCGTGGACTAATACCTCAGATGCGCGGATCAAAAAAGATGTCGCAACGATCACCGGAGCGACTGCTAAACTAAAACGATTGCGGCCTGTCAGCTACAAATATACCGATCAATATCTAAGCGTTCATTCCGAGATTGATGGGTCGAGAACATACCATTCGTTTATCGCTGATGAGTATGAGTCGGTGTTTCCAGATGCGGTGTCAGACCAAGGCGATTTGGTTAAAACCACTCCGGCAACGTACTACGCAGATGGCGATGATTTGCCAGATGGCAAAAGCGTTGGCGATGAGAAGACGGCAGAAACCAGTGAAACTTTACTGACGAATCTGAAACAATATACTCCGCACGATTTACAGATGTTCGTAGTTGCGGCAGTGCAAGAATTGGATGCGCGAATCGCGGCACTGGAATCAGCGTGACCAATTGCCATATCGCGTTTACGATGTTGGCGAGTTCGATTGTCGCATTCGCCATTGCGCTGGTGTTCGCTGGATTAGTTGCCGAGAAAACGAGAAGTCGTGAACCGAAGAAGACCAAGAGATCCAGATGATACGGCCAGTTATGCCGAGTTAAAGATGTACTATAAGC